GGGAGGGCGTAGGCGATGGGCGAAACTAAGATCAGCGCCGACATCAATAAAATGATCCGGCGCGAATTTCCAGAGATCGAGCTTGACCGGCACCATTGCGGCATTGCTAAGGGCTATCGCGGTGGCATGATCAAGTTAGGCCAACCAGGGTGGCCGGATCGCATAGGGTATCTACCTGATGGCCGATTTATCGGCATAGAAGTGAAAGACCCGGCAGGCACTACCAACAAGGCCCGCGCCGAGCTTCAGGCCGCCAGGATTGCCGACATTAACAGCAAGGGCGGCGTCGGCATTATCACGAGCAGCGTCGAAGATTGCAGGGAGCAGTTGCATAAAGCGCTGTTGCCGTTTGGATGAGCTTGAATATCATCGCGAATTGTGATATAATTTAATTGCGGAACTTCATTATCAAATTGTAAAAACTGCCCGTAGTTTTCGGAGCTGGCGACAGCCCGACGGTGTAATGAACCGCGCAAAACTACGGGCTTTTTACATGCCACAGGAGGCAACAGAATGAAACTTGATAAGATTGAACAGGCAGCATATAACCGCTTTGCTTGCGAGGTGTGCGACAATGCAATGCTGATCAACGACGGCGAAACATGGTATTGCAAGCCAAACGATATTTTTTTAACCGCAACAGAAGCGAGAGTTAAGCCGGTTTGCAGGCGTAACGACTTCATTCTTGCATGGGTGCCACTTGCGGCAAACCTTGAAACAGTAGCGGCAATGCTTGAAATGGTAGAAGAAGAAGGAATAACCGATAATGAAAAAGCATAAGTTTAACATTTTTCCTGAGATGCAGGCAGACGACTATGAACGCCTGAAAGCCGACATAGCCGCCAACGGCTACGACGCAAAACTGCCGATCATGCTCTACCAGGGCGCGATCATTGACGGCTGGAACAGGTTTAAGGCGTGTGAAGAACTGCGTGTAATGCCGGCGACAAAGCAATTTGCGGGCACCGACGCAGAAGCTATTGAATACATAATGCGAAGCAACAAGCGCCGAAACCTTACTAGCTCGCAATGGGCGTGTATAGCGACAGAAGCAGAGGAAATGCTGCAAACCATAGCGGAAGCGGTTGAGGCGGCAAAGGCAGAGAAAAACAGGCTAGCAGCAATTCAACAGCATTCGGGTGGGTGTGACAATAAATTGACAGACCCACAACCAACAAGGCAGCCCGAACGCGTAACCCAAAAAGCCGCCGAAGTATTCAACACCAACAGAACATATATCAGCGAGGCCGCAAAGCTGAAAGAAGAAAAACCAGAAGTATTTGAGCAAGTAAAACGCGGAGAGAAAACAATAACCGAGGTAAAAAAAGAAGCAAAGGTCGAAAAGCGCAAGGCAGATATTCAGGCACAGAAAGATGCAATAGAAAACGGCACAGTACAAATGCCGGTCGGTGTTTTCGAGGTAATATCGCTTGACCCGCCGTGGAACTATGGCCGAGAATATGACCCGGACGGCTCAAGAGTAGCGAACCCATACCCGGAAATGACGCAGGCGCAACTGCTCGAACTGAAGCCGCCATTTGCTGACAATTCTGTTTGTTTTCTCTGGACTACTCAGGCTTTTATCTGGCAAGCTAAAGAACTGCTCGACAAGTGGGGATTTACCTACAAGGCGACGATAGTTTGGGATAAAGAAAAAATAGGTATGGGTGCCTGGCTCAGAATGCAATGCGAATTTTGCCTTGTTGGTATCAAGGGAAAGCCTGCCTGGAATAATACAAGCTGGCGCGACATCATCAGGGAATCGCGCAGAGAACACAGCCGAAAGCCTGATACTTTTTACCGCATGGTCGAGGAAATTACCATCGGGCGCAGGCTTGAATATTTCAGCAGAGAACAGCGCAAGGGGTGGGAGGCATTCGGCAATGACACAGAGAAGTTTTGACATTGCCCTGCAAAAAGGCGACATAGGCGAGGCAATAATACAAAAACTGCTAGAGGGTAAAGGGTGGAGCGTTTACCGGCCCGATACACCCGGCGCTCATTGCTTTGATATGCTGGCGATATTGAACAAAGCACAGTGCATTGCAGTTGATGTTAAGGCCAAGGCCGCAATGAAATACTACCCGGCAACAGGAATAAATCAAAAGCACTTTGAAGAATATCATAAATTCAGCAAAAAGCACCTGATGCCATTTTGGTTATTCTTTGTCGACGAAAACAGTTGCAGCATTTACGGGAATACGCTTGACGAACTGGAAAGGCCGCGCAAGGTGGCGGACAAGCAATACCCGATGAAACTAACAGCAGGGCAAACGCTTCTGAGGGTGTGGCCGCTTGATGCAATGAAGGTCGTCGCAGACATTACGCCGGCTCAGGCCGCCAGCTTGAAAAAGCTATCTCAGAGAAGCTACGATTATTGACCCTAACGCCGATAAAGGCAGGGCTTCGCGGCTCTGCTTTTTATTTGCGGGGATTGACAAGGTGGTTATTATTATGATACAATATTTGAAACAGGAGGTATCTATACCATGGAAAACTTGAAAGAGAAAAGAACAAAGGCCGGGCTGACTCAGATGCAGCTTGCGGCAGCTTGCGGCGTATCGCTCACCAGCGTTATTAAATGGGAAAACGGAGCAGGCAAGCCAAGCGACGAGAACCAGAAAAGGCTTGACGAGGTGTTGAATATTCTACCGTTTGCGGAGGAATAAATAAATGGCTTACAAACAGATCGATGAGAGATTCTGGAAAGATCAGAAGGTAAAAAGGCTATCGAAAGACGGCTATCTATTCTTTTTGTATCTGTTAACAAGCCCTCACACGCATTTTACCGGCATGTCGGAAATGATGCTGGACTATGTAAACATCGATACCCCGCTGACAGAAAAGGAAAGCAAGAGCGCGTTTAAGGAATTGGCAGAGATCGGCATTATTGAATACGACAAGGTTAATAAAATTGTGTGGATTAAGAACATGTATAAATATCAGGTGAAATCCGACAAGCAGCGCAGGGGTGCCGAGCTGCATTTAAACGCCTTGCCGAAATCGTATCTTTGCGCGAAACTTGCCGATATTTTACAGATACCCTATCGATACCCTATCGATACCCTATTACAAGTTGAAAATACCCTATCCAGCGTTGAAAAAAATGAAAAATACCCTATCGATACAAGAGAAGCAAAAGCAAAAGCAAAAGCAAAAGAAACAGACGCGGTTGAAATACCAACCGCTCTTAATTTACCTTCTTTTATCGAAGCATGGAATTTATGGCAGCAACACCTAAAAGAGAAGCGAGTGAAGATAACGCCAACTGCCAGCAATATGCAGCTTAAAAAGCTGGCTGAAATGGGATTAAGCCGGGCGATAGCAGCGATAAAACACAGCATTGCCGGAAGCTATCAGGGTATTTATGAAGCTGGCAGCAACAGCAAACAGCCGCCGAAAAGCAGCGACGATGTTTACAAAGAGCTTGAAGAAAAATACAAGTATGGAGTTTAACGAATGCAGCAAACTAGAATCGACCTTGAAGCGTGCGTTGCAGCGTGCGTAATGATGGAGAACGGCGCAAATGTTTATCACGTGGACATTGACGCCGGCGACTTCACATACCCACCGGCAAAAGCAGTTATTGCAGCGGCCAAAGAGCTGCAAGTTATTGATATTTTGTTAGTGAGAAACCATGCGAAAAGCGCAGGGCTTAAAGTGATGGCTTCTGATATTTCGGGCCTGTTGAATATCCTGCCGACAAGTAAAAACTTCATGAGCTACCTGGCACAGCTTAAAGCAGAAATCTACCGGGTGAAAGTTGATGAGATGCGCCGGGCAATCGTGCAAGATGCAAAAACTGGTGACGTGGTAGAACTGGCAGAAAACATCAGAGAGCAAGAAGCAGCGTTATCAGCTAAGTATCTTGAGCGGCAGCATTCAATGTGCCTGAAAGATGCCTGCTGTGAAATGGTTGACAGGATCGACAAAGGCCATGATAACGACGAACTTATACCGACCGGCGTGCTGTTTCTGGATCAGCTTTTAGGCGGCGGCCTGTTACCGAATGAAGTTATGATAATTGCAGCCCGGCCAAGTATCGGTAAAACTGCAATGGCATTACAGATAGCGGCTGATTGCAATGAAAAGTGCTTATTTGTATCGCTTGAGATGAGCAAAAAGCAGATAGTGCCACGCCTGCTTGCATCAGTTGCCCTTAGAAACACACGAACGGCAGCCCGAAAGCCTTCTGAGCTATCACCTGAGCTAAGGCGCGAATTGCTGGCAGTAACACCGACGCTGTTAGAAATCGCGGGCCGAATTATGGTAGTTGATGACCATGACCTGAACATAGAATCAACCAGGCGCATTGCACGAAAGGCCAAAGAATCAGGCGCGAAGTTTGTTATCATTGATTACTTGCAGCTTTATGATAAGAAGGCCGAAACGCGGGAGCGGGCATTATCGCAGGTAAGCAGAGAAATGAAAAACATGGGAAAAGAGCTGAATATCCCAGTTATTTGCTTGGCGCAAGTTGGCAGAGCAGTTGAAAGCGAAAACAGAACGCCCAGGCTTTCTGATCTTAGAGAATCTGGCGCTATTGAACAGGATGCAAGTATCGTATTATTTATTCACAAGACCGGAGAAGCTAACGGGAAAAAGCAGGTGGCTTATATCTTGGCAAAAGGCCGAGACGTTGGCGAAGGATTCAGAAAGGGCATCTTTAACCCTGACCATCAGAGATTTTATGCACAGGAGGAATTTTAACAATGTATAAAGCAGAGATTTTGCAGAAAATCAAAGAGCTTCGGCATCTGCTTGTTGTGCAATGTCAGCGGTTGCGCGAGGCCGGCACCGAAAGCCTTGACCTTAACGCGATATGCTGCGCCATGGTATCGGCTGAAAGGCTGATGACGCAGATACTCGACGCTGAGCCGAATTGCTGCCAGCTATGCGGCA